GGAAACAAACCATTCAGCAAGTAGTCTACAATGAATACCTGCTTACTCAAACCTTCCAACTGTTCTTTTGAAATAGGCATAATTTTATCCTCCATTATGCAAATATGTTTTCTGCTATACTAAGCAGGTTAGAACTATTTAAGATCAGTAAGCGTACTAATAATATTCTTATCAGTGTCTGACTGTTCCTGTTTCTTGTCTTCCTTCTTAGACTCCGACTCTTCATTAGCTGGCTTATCATCTTTTTTTGACTCTTCAGCCGGCTTTTCTTCTTTAGGCTCTTCTGACTGTGTAGCTTGCTTTTCAGCATCTGCAGTCATTTCTTTTTCTTCAGGAGTTGATCCCATGTCCTCTGCTGGCTTACCTTTTTCAGCTTTGCTCTTTGCTGCATCAATGTAAGCTTCTTTTTCACCAGGCACTTCACCAAAGTCTTTCGGTGGTTCATTCTTGCCTGATACTGCATCGTCGTCAGGGATCTCGTCAAGAAGCTTCTGGAACTCATCATCTGACATACTGAGCTCTTGTGCAAGAGCGTCTGAAGTGTCAGGTGTACTTGTTTCAACATTCTCTTCTACAGGTGTATTACCTACAGAAGTAGTTGTCTTTGTAATAGTAACAGGTTCTTCTGTAGGGAAGAAACCTTGTTCAATCAACTCAGGAGTAAGATCACCACCACTGAACAGTGAAAGAATTTCTTTTGCATTCTGCTCAAAGCCTTCTTTACCCCTGTGCATAGCATCAGCTAAAGCGACTGCAAGTTTAAGTGCATAGTCACTATCTGACGGGTTATACTTATCCTGAATGTCATTTGCACGACCAAGCAAGTCACCTAATGACATTTTACTAAGCGCGTCAAAATCCATTCTAATCCTCCATATAATGTTTGCCGAGCATAGCTTTCTTTATATCTTTACCCGACATTCCTTTATATTCTTTCTGAGCAATATCATCTTGCTCAGCAGCCAACTGTTTAGCTTTCTTCATATTATTATCCATCTCTTCATACTTAGCTTTAGCCCAGCTAGGAGTATCTGGATCATTCATATTATTACGCATTTCTTCTAATGCAGCTAATGTTTTATTACTACTTTCTGTTCTATCATTGATATCATACAGATCACGATATGAATTACTAAGCACAACAGTTGCCCAGTTATTTAAAGCAGTAATACCTGTGTCACTACCTGACATTATATCTTTATACAGATTAGCTGTAGCCTGTAGCTCTCTTGCCTTATCTGTATGACCAAGAGCTAGCTCAGAATCAATTTGTCCAGGTAGATCTTTACCTTTATTAACTATATATTGAATAATGGCTTGAATAACCATATCCATTTCTTTATCATAATTATCCTTACCTTCTGCTCGTGTATTGGCCATTGCATCAAGGTAAGCTTTATATTCTTCTTTATTCTGTCCATGCCAGCGATTAAGCTTATTGTCTGCTTTCTCAGTAGCTGTCTTACCAACCTTATACTTATCAGGGTCCATCTCAATAGCCCTATCTTCTGGTGTTAAAGCATAGTCTGGTATGTCAAGTTCGATCTTTTCACTTTCTTTAAGATCTCTTCCAAGTTGTTCAGCTTTACGCTTATTTAACTCTTCAGCTTCGTTATCAAGTATCTTTTGCCATTCAGTAAAAGGCATTGTACGAAGTCTATCAGAATACAATTTAGTAATATATTGTGGCAGGTCATCAGGATCTGGTGCATCACCACGCTGTATATCTTTCAACAACTTCTCAACAAACATATTATAGATAATATTTGTTTCTGATGTTGGTGAAAATATTGAGTGCTCCTGACCTTCATCACCTATAACTTTATCAGATGCATAAGTCATAGGAATGGTATCAGTTGACACTCTTTGCTTTTCAAGATAGCCCGGTTCCTTTGCCTGCAAGGCATCAACAACTTTAAGTGGTACACTTTCAAACAGGTCATCTTGATCTATTTTTAAATCCGCAGGTTCTACGCCAAACCGTCTTGTAGCATTGTTGTATATTAAACGTAAAGCTGCTTCTGACTTACTGTCATCATCAAGGTCTTTACGTTTAAAAAGGTTACTAAGCATTCTGTCAAGACGTAACTTGTCATAGTTATACCACGCATTAGCAATTGCTGTATCGTTTTTATTAAGCTTTCTGTTCTCCTGTAGATTATCATAGTAACCCATTCGCTTATCAAAGTTACGCTTCATTTGTTCAGCGAGCTTAGGGTTCTTAATCTGTGCATCAGTTGCACCTTTAACATAATCTTGTTGATACTTAAGATAGTCATCATCTGACATACCACTTACATCATCAAGTGGTCTATCATATTCTTTATCTATATGATCAACATCAAGCTCAGGGTTATCTGCAAATATACTTTTGGCATTATTAGCAATAATTCTGCGGTTGAGTAATGTAGCAGGTAAATAATCATTAAACACATCATTTTCAAATTGTTCCTGATGTGCAAGACTATTTTGGAGTAAGAACTTAAACAACTCTGCTACAGGTACTGTAACTGCCATTAGAACCTCGGCTGTATTGCGCCAAGCATATTTGGATCAATCTGCATCATATCTGGTGCAGGCTGTGCTGGAGGAATCATACCAGCGTCAGTAGCTGGTACGCCCATATCTGGTGCAGGCGGCACATTCATTTCAGGAGGAGGTGTCATACCAGCATCTGAAGCTGGTGGAACAGGCGGCTGTTCCTGTGGTGCAGGCTGTGCTGATTCAATTGCATTCATATCCTGTTGTGGAAGTGGCTGAGGAGAAGCTTTATCTTTAAGTGCATCAAGCATAGCATCACCTATTTTACTGGTCTTGTCTATGCTATCAAGAAGCTCGTTTTGCTTCTGTTGTAACTGCTGAACTTCACCCTGCTGCTGTGTTCTTATATTCTGGATTTCATTTACAAGCTTACTGATTAATGTAGAAACTGCTTCTGTCTTAAAGACATCATCAGTAATACCATAACTCTGCAAGCCATTACCGAGAAGATTTGTAAGTAGTAATGTGTCAATATCTGGCATATTCCAACTCCTTTAATTATAATTTTACTGCATGAACTGCACTTTGTAAATATATTATTTTTAATAATATTTTGTGTTTACGGCATTTACAATTGTCTCATATCTTTTATTAGGATCGTGACCATTCCCAAGATTATGTGCCTTATCCTGTCCTTCATTATCTGCAGAAGGTGTGCTGAGATAGTTATCAATTGCCTGTTTAACTATCTGATGGTACTCTTCATCAGGTCTCTGTGTACCTGATTTAAGATCAAACTTCTTTGCAACATCAATAAGTACACTAGCAGTATTATCATAGTTGAGTGAGTCATGTAAAGACTCTCTGTCAAAGTTACTACGTAGATATTGCTGGAGTCTATCTTTAAGTGTAAGTTGGCATGTTTCACTCATAACATATCTCCTACAGTCATAGGGTTCACATTTTGTATGCGTGAGAATCCAGCTTTATTTTTATTAAGGAATGCTTCAAATGCATACTCTGCCTCAACGAGTTCTTTCTGTACAGCCATAACATTACTCTCATTGAGAGCAGCAAGTTTATCAGCAAGTCTAGCAACAAGATATCTGTACACATCCGGAGCTGGATAAATCAACTTTGTATCAGGTGTCCAGCCAAGTTCTTTAACACGTGGCATACCGTTACTATTATCATCTTCATCAGTGATTATATCATTATAATCCTGAATACGTACACCCATACCTGTTTTATCATTCCAAGATGTCTTTACATATTCAACATTTGAATTCTGTCCAGTATATGCAAATGGGTTGTATTCATTCCAGTTAAACTCCTTATCAAAGAAGCCAGAGTAATGCTCACCAGTTATTGAGTGCTCATAACTAACAAAGATATAAGGATACTTACAACAAACATATCTTATAATCCATGTACCTTCCTCACACTCTCTCTGTATATATTCTGTTATATCATCAGCATATTCTGAGTTTACACGACTTACAAGCTTCCATACTTTAATATCTGCAAGTTGTTCACGTGTACATTCTTTAATATCAATCTCTTCACCAGTTTCACTATAACCTTTAAGTGTATATAGATTGTAAAGAACATCATACACAGGTTTATCATTTAATTCATAAGTAGTTACATCTTCACCAATATGCCGAGTGTAAGCTGTAGGTATAATCTTAGGATCACGATTATGGTGTGTAAAGAATATTTGCTCTGGCTGTGGTACATACTCAAGCCACATAATTTTTCTATCTGCATCTGGTACATAAAGGTCCATACCACTTATCATGTAACTTCCAGCAGAGCACATGTCAGAATGTCTAGCAGGCCTGTAGTCTTGTCTATTGAAATCATTAAGCTGTCGTGCTGCAAATACTTTAACACAGTTCTGTACATAAGGTGGTAAATGAGTAAGCTTCTTAGTAATACGTACACATCTGCTATAATAGCCTGAGTCAATATTAGCTATCTTCTTATATATGTCAGCCCATGCATAATTAAGAAAGTTCATGCAATCGCTAAACGTATACGAGTTTAATGCTTTTGTTTGAGCTAGTCTCATTGCATCTTCAAGAGCATCACTAGCATAAGGTGTTATATCAATCTGAAGCATACCTACCTCTATTTCTTAGTACTGTAATTACCAAATGGTGCCATCATACTTTGACCCATACCATAGTAACCAAAGTAAATGTCCTGACTACCTGTGTATACACCAACCATCTGATTGATCTGATTAACAAGAGCAGACTGTTCTGCAGGTGTAAGATTTGCCACTTTACCTTTTTCAAGCATATCGTTTACAACCTGTTGTGCGAGATACTGACCTTGATTTGGTAAGATACCTTGTGCAATCTGTTGTCCGAGATACTGCGCATATTGTGGATTCTTTTCAAATACATCCCAAAGTATAGCTCCAACTTTTCCACCCTGGTACTGTCGCATATTCTCTGCATACCACATCATGCCCTTTTGAAGTGCCTGTTCATACTCACCTTTGAATTCCATATTAAATGTTGATTGACGAACAAAGTCACCATAGTTACGGTTAAGCTCAAGCATTGCTGAGTATGCCTGGTTACTGGTCTGATCAAACATCTTAGTAAGCTCAAGTGGATATGAAAGAGCAGCATTGTTTCGGCCAAGTGTATAAGATTGCTGCTGTGCAAGTCCCTGCTGTGCAAGTTCATTACGTCTTGTCTCTTGAGTCTGTATATTATCATTCTTTACAAACTGTGGCATCTGCATGTCACTAGCTGATGTACCCAATTTACCTGGTGTCCAGTGATGGCTATTATTGTATGCATCGGCAAGTCTAGCAAGACGTTGTGATTCTTCCCATGGCATATTATTATACTCATCCATAAATGGATCACGAATAGGTGTATTCTGTTTAGCTGTAGGAGTTGCTTTATCCATACCACCATTGAGATACTGATCTTGAAGCCATGTCTGCTGTTGAGCTCCAGCACCATTATCAGCTACCATTGTAGCAGCATAACCAGTAGGAGCATTGGCTTTTGCAGCAACTGCACCAGCATCAACTTTTTGATCAGAGCCATCACCTAAATTATACTGTTCAAATGGATTGTTAGAGCCTGTGTTCTGTGGTGTTGCAGTAGGCATTACACCAAAGTTTAAGAACTCATCTGCATTGATTTCGTCCATTAGTTCTGTCCTCCATTTTTACTTCCTTCAGTTGCTTTCTTAGCTGGATCATTAGTAGTATAACCCATCTGTTCCTTAAGGTTTTTGCCACTCTGCTGTTTAGCCTGTGCAGCATAAGTATTATACTGTGACTGTAATTGTGTCAACATTTGAGCATGTTTAGTACGGTCACCTGCATGATCACCGATATATCTATATCCTGACTCTTGCAATGTATGTAAGAAAGTATACTTACTTACTACACTGTAACATGGGTTCTGCATATATTGCTTCATGCGATTAAAGCAGTTATCATATCCCGCTTTATTGTTAGACGCATACATATATGCAAGTTGCTTACCTGCGGCAGATGCTGCATTATATATGTCACCAATGTTATTTGTTAAAGGTGTTATATCTCTTTCACCAAATGAAGCTGCACCTTTATTTTCACCCTTATTAAGACTACGCATAACCTGTTTATCATGCCAATCATTCTTAAGTCCTTTACCCCAAGACTGTAACAAGAATGTATTAAGTTTACTAAGTTTATCATTATCCTTGATAAACGATGTATCTTGTTTAAGCTCGCGAGCAACCTGCTGTGCAATTGCAAACTCCTGAGGATCTGTAGGTGGCATGATGCTACCAGACTGGATATTTGAGTCATTAAATATACTTGTCCACTTCTGACGAAGCTGTTGTTGCTGTGCCTGTTGATTAGCTCTTTCTTGCCACAATTGCTGTTCAGTCTTATTGTTTGGCATCTTGTACCTCCTTAGGACTGTATCTCTCATACAGGTTAAAAATGTTGTTTATATGTCTAAAGAACTTTTCACTGAGCTCTTGTGGAATATCTTTACCGTTTAACAGATAATCATTAAGATATACGATATCACCTGTAGCTCTTGCAAGCATTTGCATATCATCACCTGTGAATGGAATACCTTTGTCATATTTTGCTTTGAGGCCTTTAATTATATCTTCAGGCACATCAAACCACTTGTCAAGCATCTCGCTTGCTTTTTGAAAGCCCTCTTTATTTTGCTCAAGCCAATTATCTACAACATCGTATACATGTCGTAGCTGTAAGCCAGTCTGTGGATCTAATGTCATTTCTGACCTCCAATTGCAGGTGTTACAGGTGGTGTTGCAATTTGATCTTGTGCCTTGCGCCAAGAATCAGAATACATACCTGACACTCCCATGTTATTATGTTCAGCACCCATCATAGCTCTAAGATAAGCTGCACGCCTTTCAGCGGCATCCTGATACAAGCGATTAGCGGCAATGCTTGTGAATAATTGTTGCATATTACCTATGCCTTGATAAGCAGGTATCATTGCTGCAGCTGCACGATCTTCAGGTGTAGCACCGTAAAGTTCACGCTGTCTATCAGAAGCAGAGATACGTGCATTATTTTTAAGCATGCCTGCGTTTATGTTAGCAAGAATATTGCCTGCAGCACCAAGGCCTGTAAGTACATCTCCAATAATATTTCTTGCTGAAATACTTCGCCATACAGCCTTAGCCATATCTTCATCGGATGGTGGAATACCAGGTCCATCTGGATTATTAGGATCTGGCTTATTCTTAAATGATGTCGGTACATACATCATTTTCTCCCAATTTGCATGCGGATTTTTAACTGGTATATGACCAAACTTATCTTTAACAAGTTTAGTAAATCCTTTATTCTGCATAAGATTGGTAACAAGTACGTCTGCCAAGTCATCATTACCCATAGCAAACCACTGTGCTACTTTTGTTGCCATATCTACTGGATTATTTATATCAAGCTTACCCATACGTTCCTCCTATTGTACAAACTCCAACGGTTTTTCTCTAGGCTTACCGGTTTTATAGTCCTTGTTTTTCAGTTCCTCAAGTGCCTTATAATAATCATGTGTCCAGTCATAGCCACCAACACCATTAAGAATATTTTCCATGTCAACCTGGTCAGTGACTGCCTGGTCAGTGGCTTCTTCTACTGCATCACTTTCTTGATTAGTAGGTGCTACGCTACCTTGAGTATCTGTCTCTGTCTCTGCTTCAGAAGCTGGTGAACTATTCTCTTTATTTTCATCCTGTTTTGTATCAGTTGAAGCATCACTATTTTTATTATCTTTCTTTTCAGTACTACCTGTAGCTTTTGAAAGATTTCTAGCGTTCTCATCAACACTTTCCTGGTATGCTGTATTAGCATCAACTACATCTGCATTAGTTCTAGTACCAATAGATTCAAGTTTATTTCTATTGACTTCTGCAAGACTCTGCTGTGCATTCTGCATTTGCTGTGTCTGATAATTCTTCTGAGCCATGATATCAGGTGTAACAGTTTCATTAGTTGCAGCTACAACAGATGCGCCGCCCTCTGCACCTAAAGCATTAGCATTTTGTTTCCATTTACCTGCAGCTTCTGCTGCTGCGATTTTATCAGCAAGTCTTTCATCAGTAGCACGCTGTTTCTGCCATTGCATTATTTTTTGATTCTGTGCTGCGTTCTGTGCATACTGTGCAGACTGATCTCTAGCTCCAGCTGCTAATACTGAATTAGCTGATGGCATACGTGGTGTCCATGCAGCTATAGCTGAAGCTGCACCATTTATTCCGTTTTCTACTGCGGATGAAAGCTGCCCCGCATTGTTTGATACAGGTGTAGTTTCCTGTGGTACAGCTGCATCTTCTTGTATACCTTTAGCCGGAGGTTTAGGAGTCCATGAATCAAAAGAACTTGGATAACCTCTATCTCTAAGATTACCTGTCACATTAGATGCTGTTTGCATACCTTCCTGTGAACTAGGATATCCTTTAGCTGTAAGATTGTCTGCAGGATCAGTTGGAGTATTAGTTGGAGGTTCTTCATAACCTTCCATATATTTATTTGTAACAGGCCCTATTTCATATTCAGGGTTGTTCTTGAGCCAATCAGCTACTACTTTCTGACTCTCAGGTGTTGGGTTATTAGGATCAACACCAAGATAACTAGCAAGCTCTGCAAATGTCTTAAAAACATTTCCCTGTGATTCAGTTGGAGCTGGTGTACTAACTTCCCCTAAATCAATATTTGTTGCTTTATAACCGGCCATAGTCTTCTACCTCACTATTAATTATATCCTGAATATCATATTTGTAAATACGATATTTTTACATTTCCTTCATGCCCTTAACATCTTCCTGAATGGTAAGTACATCATTACGCTTCTCTGTAATAACCTTATATTCAAGCTGTAAACTTGATATTGCTATATAACCATCTGACCAAATATGTAGTCTTTCACGGTTACCTGCACCATTATTACTTTGATACCTGAAGCTATAGTATCCTACACCTTCTGTTCTAGTAAACAGTTCTTTTGTAAGGAATATGTGTGTAGGTCTACTAACTTTCTTACCACCTGGACACATGGTTTCTGCCATAACATTTACTGTTACATATTCATTATGTTCAAATATCTGCTCCATCTCAGTAGTCCATGCAAATGTGATTTCCCATTCAAACTTACAGTCTGTCTGTTCATTTACACCAATTGGAGATGTTACAAGTAAGAATGGATTATGTGTCCAACCTTTTACTTTACTGTCAAGTCTAAGAAGTACATCTTCGTATTTCTCTGCATAGGTTCTAAATGGATGATAGTCTTCTCGTGGCACCTTTTTCCATTTACCCTTATTTGCTTTGATATCATTGAGCATGTATTGAGACCATATAAAGCGATTAATAATACATCTGTTAGGTCCCTGGAATACAAGTCCAGCTGGTATTGATATAGTTCTATACCAAGAACGTGTATTGAATATAGTATCAATTGGAGGTGTAAGTTCTCCACCAACTTTATTGTGCCTGAACACAGGTATTATAATATTGTCTGTCTCATCTGTATCATCTTTAACATTACTGTCAAGTCTGTCAAATGTTGCAAGACAAGGCATTACTACTTCCTGGTTAATGAAGTCATATATACCACCTTTGATGTCTCTGAATCTTTCAAGCATATCCATTACTTGAAGTGTATTACCACCTTGATAAATGTAATACTGACGTGTTGCCTGGTTATAGAAGAATGCCATAAATGGAGTAGCTCCAAGATATGTTAAACCTAAAGCAGGTACAAGGTATTTAACTACCTCAAGACCCTTATTATGTTCAACTGAACAGATATACTCATTTGTCATTCTGTATAACTTATCATTAATATTAAAGTCAACTGAGTCAGGTATCTTATATACACTTTGAGATATACGCACATCTGTTGTAAGCGACGTTATACCATCTATAACAGCAAGCTTATACGGCGACAATGCTCTTACTATTGCAGGTAATGAACTTATCTGCTCTGTAAATATAGGCAGTGCATAACGTTGTGTATCTTTATTTTCACCGGCTATACCTGTACGCAAACCTCTTTCTTCTGTAATAGTAGTTGCTTCACTAAACACCTTATCCTTAATATCAAGTGACATTGATGGAAGCGCCTGGAAGTTACCCATAAACTGATTTGGAGGAAGCTTATTACTTCTCTTAAATCTATCATTAACTTGGAAGCAATACTGCCAGGTATAACGTTCTTTATTCATACCTGAAGCTCCAAGCCAGTCTGTTATACGATAACCATAACCATCGAATGCATGATAAGCAACTTCATCATAAGCGCAGTTAAGTCCTGTAACATTTAATGCAATAGCATCTGGTGATACTGCCCAAGGTCTAAGGTACTCTTCACATATATCACGTTTAATTTCTACTGCAATATGTGGTGCAGCTATTCCACAAAAGTCATCTGTCACAACTATATTAGAATAGTTACCATCAAATAACTTCGTATCTTTACATGATACCCATAATGCATCACCGGTCATAGCTGTAACAAAGATATTCCAATTCTTATCAATGATATAATCTTGTACAGCTGGAGGTGTAAATACAGGTTCACCTTCACCAATGTTCTCATTCTTAAATGGTGTTGTAGGCATGAATGACTCTGTACCAATTACATATGCTGTAGAATCTGGTAATGCTCTACGCTTCTGACTTCCTTTACACATAGCAATACTATATGGTACTTCACCATTCCAATTAGCAACATCCATAATAGCAGGCGTCATTGTTACACAGCCTGGCTGATCTTGATATATAGACTTTGTTTGCTGATTACCTGAAGTAGCTGTAGGCATTTCAAGAGGCCAAGGTTTATCCTGTAACACTGCTTCAACACTTTCATCTGTATACAGCTTAGATTTACAATCAGCACATGGCCAGAAGAACTGCTCTGATTTATTACCATATGCATGCTTACCTTCAATATCGTAATTATGACGTGATAATTGTGCTGTTACTGTTGTCTTTACACCGCTAGGGAAGAATGAGTCAAGCATGCTGTCTACTACTTCAATACCAAGCTTAACAAGCGCTTTAGCTGCAACGAGTGCATATCCAAGACCTGACATAACAAGAGCACCAATATATCCTAAGCCTACTACCATACCGGCACTAGGGCCACCAGACATATTGTCTGACATCTTAAACATTAAGTCTTTAAGACTGTCAAGCATGTATATTACTACTTTACCTTGCCATGTTGTAAGCTCTTTAAGTAACATGAATATCTGTGTCTGTTGTGCTTCAAGCTGTACTGATGTAACAGATTGTGCTGTACACTGAGCAACAAACTGCATATTTACAAAGCCAGGACCTGCAAAACAATTCTGCTCTGCAGATGTACTATAGAACATGTCAAGTGTTTTTACAGCAGTAACTTCAGACTTGAGCATTGGTTTTGTAGACTGCATAGTAAATCCTGTTACTGACATAGATCCAATGTTCTGCAAGAACGCCTGGCTGAACTTCTTACCTATATCGTTAACAGCTGACTGATTCTGAAGTTGATTTACTGCTATATCACGCATTGACATATCTGTAGCAGATACTACCATACTTGCAAAAATGCCGAGTATATTGTCCCAAGAGTTATCTTTGAATGATTGCTCTTGTGATATATGCTGTACGTCAAATGATAGGTCATCTGTGATTAATGCATCAATGTGTGAGCCAGCTTCATCCTCTGACAATCCTGCATTTTCAGTATTTACTTCGTCATGAAGCTTTGAACTCTTACGCGAAATACTTGTACTGTTATAATGTGTGTATGCATACTGTCCAAGGGTCTGCTGTAAATAGTTAATTACGTTTGTGTAAGGGCTCAAGAACCACACTATAGGGAACATAGCATACTTGATAATGTCCATCCATATAGGATTATCAGTGCCTCCTATTATCATATCCATAAGCTGCTTGATCTGAATACCAAGAGCATGTACGGTATACTTAGCATAAGAAGGACTAGCATATATCTGTGCATACTTATTAGTAATAGGTAATGTAATTGACTTACAGTTAGCCAGATCTACAGCCATAACTATATCACTCAACTCATCAGATATATACCACTGCTGATTCTCATCGCCTACAATACGCTCATTGAATACATTGAACTTGTCAAGATTTTTAAGTGTCTCACTTTTTTCTGCTTCAAGTTCACTTATATCATATACAGTGTCTGTAAAGCCATGCCCATCAAAATATTTTGCAGGCAACATACCTCCTGTTGCAAAACCATTGACACCTATTACACCATAACCATGCACTACGTCAATACTACCATTAAGAGCGAATGACCACTGATTAAAGTTCTTATCATACTGAATACCTAACCACAATGTTCCATTAATGCATACAGCAGATAATTTACTATCTGCAAGTAATGATGTTGCAACTATATCTGAATATGTGCATACTGTTATATGATCATTACTTACTTCGTTACCTGCATTAAGAGCTACTGTATTTTTCTTATTACCAAGACTTACATGTTTAAAGGTTATGCCTACTGATGTAACCTCTGTCATTCTATTGTCTGTCAATACAAGAGGATCATATATAGTTACATTAATCGTGTCTTCAGTGACTGCTTCAAGAATATATAAATAACCGCGTGCATTTTTACCATTAGCTGAACTTACTATAAATGTATCAGACTCTGAATCGAGATACTCAGTCCTATTCAACTCATATACTGTATTCCATTTATCTCCCATCCAGTCATCATAACCACCAGAAAGATCCTTCTCCTTAAGGATAAATCTGTCTTTAGTGAGCTCAAGAGTATGTGTAGGATCTATCCACCAGAAACATTCTGTAGCAACAGTACTGTCCCAATGCTGCTTAATAAGCTGGTACTCATTTTCAGCCATAACCCTTGCGAACTCTTTTGTCTGAGTAGCAGGATCTGGGTTGCGTACATCCGTAGCAGAGTAAACTAAATACTTAGGTGTGCACAGTTCTTTATCTTCAAAGTCTCTAAAGTTAAAGTTATATGTACCTGCTGCAGCTACAACTGACATTCCATCCACTACAGCTATATCAGCTACATGAAATGAGAATATTTGTGTGTGAGTATCATAATCAAGCTGCGTAACGTGAGGTGTAAGATTTCCTGCTTTTGTACCCACAATCTTGTATATACCAAAATGTTTGAAATATACTGTTGTATTAATACTCTGATTAATATCTAACCTATAGATATTGTATGCCTGGTTACTGCTATCTGTACTGAGTAATTTGACACTAGTCTTAGCTATCTCCTTACCTTTGATATGCATACTGACAATCTCATTACTTGCATAGTCGTATGTAAAACCATTTGTATTAACTGTAACTGTAATTTTATTATCAGATACAGGATATACAAACTTGTGCTCTGGCATTAGAGGTAGTAATATGTTAGCATTACCCTGTATATCGGCTGCAATTACAAGCTGATTATCATCCGAATACTCTGTCACAGATGTGTTGTTTATATTCAAAACATCTGTATATGTAATACTCTTTGATACATTCTGACTGTTGTTTTCATGTACCTCATTGAATACTACTGTAGCAGTATACCCGCTATTTGTCACATTGAGCTGGTTTACTGTAGCTGTAGCATAGTGCTTTGTAGTATCTGCAATACTGTCGATTATATTCTTTGTTTCACCTACAACAAGCACATCATCTGTATTACCTATTGCAAATGTGTACTTACTTGTTGCGTCATACTCTGGTAGATGCAAGGTTACGAGATCTGCTTCTTGTTTAATAGATATATCAGATGTTCCAAGATCGTAGGTGCTTCCATCTATAACTATAGAACTACCAGATACAGGCTTATAGGTAATGTGAATCTGGCTATTGTAATATGTTATTGATGCCGGTGCTATGACTGTTTTATTAACGTAATATTTATTATCAGACTCTATTGATGCACTATTAAACAACTGTGACATGTCACGTGTAGTTACAGCTAAATTACTGATATCTGTCATATTGTCATCAAGCAATGTCGCATTATATACACTTTGTCCTACACCTGCATTAAACTTAACATGATGCGTAAATGTTCTCTTAGCATATACATATAACTTATCGTTCTTTATTTTAGGTGGAAGTGCATAATTACTAAGTGGTGATAATATAGACATAATGTACTTACCATCATATCTAAATACAGCTACACCTTGTGCACCTGATCTATTAGCAAAAGTATAAATACTAGCTGTTGGATCCCCATACTTTAATACTGGGAAAAATGCCTGAGACTTATTCGCATAAATATGTAATGACTTCTGTGCATCATTGTAGGTATTAAATACGTTTCTACCAGCTATATATGCATTGTTTGCCTCTTGTGCAGATAATGTACTGTCAAAGAACAATTTACCTTTTGCTATATGTGCTGCATCAAATATAAACTTAAGCGATACATCATCATCGAATACAATGCTATCTGTATTGTGGTCTACGAGCAACTCTCCTGTTGTGTTATCAACAATATCAAAACAAAAACTATTACTAAGTTCAGTAGTAATATTGAGTGTACGATCAGCAGGTAGATAACCTTCATTGTATACGCCCACCCAATAATCAGGTTCAAGTGAATAGTCAAATGTGTATTCATGATATCCTGTCTGTACACGTAGTACATCATTTACAGCAGTAAATGTTTCAGGTGCTTCATTAACCTGATATGTACTACCTACATCATAAGGATACGTTGTATCTGATGAGTCACCTGTAAGCCAGTTAAATGCATATACTACCTCTGTTGAACCAAAAGTTACAACAGGTTTTACATCTATACTGTTATCATAAATATATGTGTATATTGTATTATCAAGTAAGAATGCAGCTGTTATATCTCTTACTTCGTCTGAGTCACGTACAGGTAAATTAGGAATACTGCTTACGTATTTAACTATTGCATTACTAGATGAAGTACGTGCAAATACATTATGTGCACCAACATTTCCAAATACCTTTACTGTTGATGGATACCCATTTGTAGACTCATAAATATAAATTGCAATTGAGCCTTTATAAACATCAGTATCTTCTGATACTACACACTTAGACCCCAGCTTACTTACCGGACATACTGTGTAACAATTATTATATACAGCACCTGCATTAATAATTTCGCTTGGAGGGTCACGCTTAAGAAGTAAATGATACTTATCACTTCCAGGTATCTTGAATACATCTAATATGCGACAGGCACCAAAATCATCATCTATTCTACCTATTATACTACTGTTTATCTGCCCAACATTATTTATATATGCAACAGGTGTACCTGCATACCATACAATATTAAAATTACTAAATATTTCAGTACCATCATTATTGTATACAGCTAATGAGTAATTACCCCGTGTACCTTTTACACCAAGGTATAATGGGCCAGAACTAAGACTAAAACTAGGTACAGTCACATCGTCTCCGGCTTGCTGGTATTGAGATGTATACGAACCACTAAATCCTGTATCATGTGCAATACCACCATCACCGCTATTAGCATAAATAATTCTAAGAGGAACAAGCTTCTTGAGTTCAGCAGCTGTTACTTCTGGCTGTGTTCCAGCGTAACCATACTCCGAAATAGTTTGCCATGCATCAGTCTGGGTAGCACGTGTAAATACAAGATTACTTGTTACACCTGTAACTTTCATTTCAACATGTTCATCCCCAGAGTATACCATGTCATTTATACCTTTAATGTTTGCATTAAACTCAAAAGCATAACCTATGATATCACGTGCAGCTATATAGGTATCATCTGATAGACCCGGTACTGTATTTGAAATAGACGCTGGACCGTTTACGCCTGTATGTTTACCATCAACTGTATACGTAGGAGACTGATCTACCTGAGATCTATCTGTATACAAAGGCTCGTGAATAATGTACTGATTTGACATACTTGCAAATGGATAATCAATAACATTTGCATAACAGCGTCTGCCACCAAGATCACCTACATACTTATTTGCATCAGTACACTTATAATATACTTGAATAGTAACATCTCTATTCTCATCATCTCCAGGTAATTTAAATGCAGATGAAGTTAACGTAGCTACTGGTACGTATTTAATATTCAATCCAGCTACCGTGTAGATGCTGTGTAAACGTGATGTATTAAGTCTTATCCCTACATTCTGAAGCTCTGACATGTCTGACAAATCGAATGCAGCTTCAGATATAACAGAAACATCGGGACCATCAATACCTGTAGAAGTCAATGCACCGTTTGATACGCTGATGCTGTTACTAGAAATATGGTCAACAGATATAGTATATCTATTTGTAGGTAAACTGTCACTTTCATTGTTAAACAGAGAACGTGTACCCTGAATGGTCCATGCAATATTATTAAGCCAGCCATAGTACTTATGTAATGGCACAGTATACTTTAATGGAATAGTATAATGAATAGTAAGGTTATCTCCAGGATTTTTATTTACCCCGTCATATATAAACTTATTCTGGGCATCATTATATTGAAGTGTCTCACTACCAAGTTTCCAATTAATAACTTCATTTGTTACGTCTACAAACTTACCAAACTTATACCCATCATTATCTATAAGGTCTTTAGGTATATATAATTCAGGTTCATATACCCATCTTATTTCATTATTATACAATGTAGCTGTTACAGTTCCATCTGCAGCATGACCTTCATAAGTCATAGATAAGTCAGCATCTCCATATGCGTCATTAAGCACTGTAAACATAGGTTCTTCAGTACTGCATACATCGAAGTTAAACTGAATCTTGCGGCGATAGTCATGCTCTTCTACAGCATAATTAAAAGTTAAAACTGGCTGTATTCCATTATCAATTGAAGCTTCCGCACATTCACGTGCATTTATACTTGGTGACACAGTATACCAGGCCTGATACTGTGTAGCTGATGCAACAGCCTCAGGATCAGAAAGATCATTATTCTTTGCAATTTTGAATGTAATAACATATGTAGGTGTACTGTTTAACTTAGAACGAGTAGCAGCAAGATAAGGCACAAGTATACTTTCTGCCTGGTTACGTGAGAATATATAACCTCCTCCCATCTTAAAGTCATATACATACCAGCCTGCTGCCCAACCATTACGCTCATATCTCAATGACGTAGGAAGAACGTGTCCCTGATACTTTTGTCTGTTATGTGCAAACTTAACATCGTTAACACTGACAATCATGTCACTAGACTTTGTATCAAGAGGTGATTCAAGATTAATGTTTATTTTCTGTCCGTCTTCCATGCTCTACTCCTACAGTGATAATTTACCATTAGCTACTTCATCAAGATAAGCAGCCATAAGATAAGAATGAATTGTTGCCGGTATTTCAATTCCAAGTGCCTCGAACTTAGGCAACATAGAAGCAATTGTAAATGTAATCTGGTTCTTATCAAGGAAGTAAGGTATTGTGTTAAACTCCTTTTCTCCTTTTATAACTTCGAGAACTACACGCATACCTGCCTGCTGTACATAGTCAGGTGTTTCCTGCTTAGCTTCATTTTCATCTGACATAAAATCATTAATGTGCATAGGTTTAAGGTCAATGTAACTGCATTTAATAAGTCTATACATAATATCCCAGTCTACACCCTTACGTTCACCCTGTACCTTATCAGGAAACTTTGCATAGTATTCAATATACATATTCAAGATAGACTTAATGAATTCAGCCATACCTGAAAGCTGTGCCTGGAATACAGTATCTCTTGTCTGGTCCAGTGCAACAACAGCTGCAGCTGAACGCATATTGTCCATGTTAAAACTAGACTGTGACATACCACTAAGCTCGTACATTGCAGTCTTATAGTTTTGTATTTCAGCTGAAAGCTGTGGATCAAGAGGTGTAGGGTTAATTACTGTTACGAGCGAATCAATAGGTCGTGTACTGTTCACATACAAACACTCACCTGTACCATTTGTAATTTCCTTCATAGCAAGATCAACCTGACTATCAAATACAGGTACAGGGCCTTTGTAGTTGCGGATAAGCTGCTGAATCTTAGCTGCAATCTTATTTATCTCACGCTGCTGTGGATAAAGCAAATCAAACAATGACGTAGTGGTTACACGACTAAAGCCTGTGTCCCATACAAATGTATCAACCAGTACATGGTCAAACGGATAACCTTTCTGAGGAAGTGTTCTATTATTAATAACACAGTATACCTGATGATCAGTACAGTTAATATACATCTTAAAATCGACTGTATGCTTAGATCCAATGGACTCTTTAAGTTCTTTAGCTATTGTTTCGTCAAGCCCATCAATATACGGGTCAAGCTCTGTTACCGGGAAAGCATAGTCACGATACAGCATCTGTTTAATCGCGTCTTTATTAAACTGACTTTCATAAATACCAATCTCAAAGTCTGAAGCTTTGCGAAGTCTATGTGTATAAGGATCCATAAATACATGTGAGTAACCTACTACAGCTGAGTTATGGAAAGCTTCCAGGGACTTACGGTTAAGCTTATCCTGCTTCATAAGCATACGGATAACACGCTCTGCTTCATCTTTATATACAAGATACTCAACAGACTGATCCTCAGATACAAGTGTTGGTACAAATGAGATAGTACCAATACGGCTTGTAATATGATCTACAATCTGTTTAAGATAATTGAAGTTAATACCTGTACCAGTATCAGCTCTTTCCTGATCCATTGTAGTGAATGGGATAGTATTATAAGAAGACTGTTCCCAACTTGCTTCTTTAAGTGACGGAAAAAGCTTGTTATAGAAAGCACATATCTTGAGATACTCACGTGTATATTTGTTTTCTATAATAGAATTAAGACGTTCAAAGTCACGGCTATGCTCTGGAGTATTACCCCATTCACTAGCTTTACCTTCACCTGGATAAAGTGAAGGTCGCCATAATCCTTGAATCTCATCTTTTACATATTCTACTGGTGGTGTTGGCATATCTACCTCGTACTATGTTCTCTTATAAATGCGTTTACAGCTGCCTCATCATCAAGATGATTGAAGATATCTGTATCATCGATACGACCATCATCTAACTGTAAATCTTTAGCTGTAATCTTAAGTCCTTCACCATTTGGAGATATTACAGTTAACTCTAATGATGAACCCAACATTTTAGCTGACTTCAGAAGAAGTGTAGAAAGAAAATCTACACTCCAACATTGTTTCTGAAGTAAGCGTAATGCTTTACGTCTTCTAGCCTGCTCATACTGTATATCAATAATCTTACGTATGAGGCTAGGCTCTTTTGGTTGTTTGTCCTTTCGTTTCATACTATCTCCACTTTACATCTTTAAGTGCATCGATAATATCGGCAATGTTTTCTGTAGCTTTATTGTATCTGTCCTCAGCTTCTTCATGCTTTGTATAAGGATGCGCACTGGCTGCATTGTCTTTCTCAATACGGTTGTAGATAGCTTCCTTAGCTGCAGTATCACCGGTCATATCAGCATCATGTAAGTCAGCCTGCATCTTTGCAACAGCTGCATTACCTGGATTATTTTCAGGTTTAGACTTAGCTTGAGACATTGTATGTCCTACAGCTTTAAGCTCATCTTTTTCCTGCTCTGAAAGCTCATCTGCATGTCCTGCACCAGCTGAAGACTTAGCTCCAACAAATGTAGTAGAACGACGTTTATCAGACTGATCTGTCTTAAAGGCTTCCTCACTTGAAGCAAGCGCGCTGTACTCATCTGGTGTTAAACCGAGTTCAAGCATTGCTGTCTTACCTGACTTATCCTTAAGAAGCTGTGACAATGTCAAAGGTTTCTTAAGGTTACGTATATCGTCTGCGGCTGATGCAAACTTAGGACTAAGTCCTGCAAACTTATCAAGCAGGTCAAGCATATAGCCATTCTTGTCTTTATCACCCAGTAACATGCGAGCATTGTCATTGACTTCAAGCTCTGCAAGACGTTTTGCAAGCTGAGTATCAAAGTCTGTTTCATCCCAGTCAGGGTGTAAATAATCATGCTTAATATCATTATAAGACCTACCTGTACGTTTTGCTTCCGCCTCCAGGTCAATCTTAGTATTCTTAAGATAGTCAACAGTTGCCCGTGCTTTCTCCATATCTGCACGAAGCATGTTAAGTACATCAAAATCAGCACCACTATTCTTAGCTGCAATAAGCTCATCCATAGTATCACTGTACTTCTGTTCTGCTTCTGCAAAAGCTTCAGGGTCTTCGTCAGCAAGTGATTTAAGGTCGTCGAGTGACTTACCACCAACCTGTTTATCTACAAGTGCATCACGCTCTTTCTTAGTGCTAAAGACATCACGTGCACTATTAAGCTTATTAAGCAGATCTTTAGCCTGTTCAATACCCGTAAGGCCTGTGTCACCAAAGTCACCAGTGTCAATCACTGTCTGTAAAGCCGGGATGTTCTCATTAATGAAGTCTCTAAACAATGAAGTAGCTGTATTACCATTTTCAAGAGCCTTCTTATACTTATTGAACTTCAACCAGGCATTTACAATAGGAACCTGTTTATCCTTGAATGAAGGGTGTACCCTTCCAAATATATCACCAAAGTCACCAGACTTCATAATATCTGCAATAGACATATCAGGATTAAGCTCTTTGAGCTTTCCAATCTTATTACTGAGTGACTGCGCCATTGAAGGGTCAATCAAACCTTTGTCAATGTTGATACCATTATCAGTATTAGGGTCAACACCACGTAAACCATACATAAGATTGATAATATCTTTTGCAAGACTATTTGCTTTTGTAAGACTGTCTTCGCCAAGATTGTTCTTAAGCTCAGCCTGCTGTAAACTGATAGGACTGCCATCAGCTACACGGTCAGAGAAGAAGTCCATAAGCTGCTCAGGTGAAGAGTTATTAAACATATTTGCTACATGCTTAAAGTAACTATCACTCCACTTGAAACCTGATTTATCTTTCTTATCTCTATCAGTTTCTGTTACAAAACCATTCTCATCCCGGTCTGTAATCTTATTAATACTTGGGTCCTGGAATACATAGCGGGTATCACCAGTAGTAAGAGCCTGGTCATATCTGCCAAGCCACTTATTGTTTCGTGATGCATCGTCAGTTGCATCCGAAGCTTTAGAATTAAGGTTTGTATGTTCAACATGTACTTTATTCTTAAGGTTATTGTCTGCAATAAACTTAAAGAAGTCACGTACATCATCGCTCTGAATAAGAGGTACTTCCTGCCAGTCAGGGTTATCTTTATCTTTACGTGAAAGTAATAACATATTCTGACTTACAGTGTTAGGGTTTGAATTAATCCAGAACTCTGCCTCTGGATGATCTGCAATGTACTTATTCCAATCATCAATTGTCATTTTACCTTTTGATGCGGCTTCTACAATTGCATTATATGCATCAGGATTGTCTTTAAGGAACTGCATATTGTTAAGAAGGTTACGTGTACGTGCACCACGCTCTGTACCTGTTGCAACAGCTTTATCAAATGTAGTACCACCATTCTGTGCAATACGCTTAGGATCTACTGACTTATTCTCCTGTAAACCTACGCTGTCATCAGACATAGCTTCCTTAAACTTCTCAAGGGCATTTGCTGCAGAGTTATACTCACGGCGCATTGTAGAAGTAATAGCCGCCATTTCACGGTTAGCCTTACTGAATGGCTCTGACATATATGTCTTATGCAGATTGTCAATAAGTGTCTTGCGATCCTCAGAACTTAAACCTTCAAAGATGCCACGTATATTCTTGTCTCTATTGACAAGTTTATTCATAGCTTCCTTAAATTTCATTCCGTCATTCTTACACTCTGCAAGTCTTCCAATAACCTGCAATGCAGGAACAATGTGTGCCTGATCATTTTTATAGTTAGCGAGAAGATTTACGTTTGTCTTAAGCTGCTTAATCAATCCCATCTTTTCAGCACGACTCATACCATCAGGCAACTTATAATAGAGTGCACTTAAACCTGACTGCGCTGTGCCTGCTGTAATAGGAGAGTTTTCATTGATACGCGATCTTTCTTCTGCAGCCTGTGCTTCGTTGTCAGGGATTGCTGCTGCACGTTCTGCTTCCAGTTTATCCTGAGCTTCCTTACTCTTAATCTTTGGAGCTGCTTCAGCCTTAGCTTTCTCCCAGTCCTCATTAGGATCTGTACCACTTTCAGAAGGTAAGAGATCATTAAATACATCAGCAATCTTAGTTGGTGTAGTTCCTGTTACAGTGGCACCATCTGGTCCATAACTAGGTACATCAACTGTATCTTCCCACTTAGTACCACTCGCATCCAACATATTTGCAAGTGTATTTTTAATGACTGTGGCGTCCATGCCTGCAGCTTTAAGACTTCCTACTAATGACTGGATTTCTGTCAGTGTCATATATACTCCTATTTTTCACCAAGAACGTTTACCAATGCATAACGCATAGCTGGCAACAAGTCCGGGTGATATACCTTATTATCTACTTCAGGGAGAACCTCCCCATTTGGTCCACGTTTAAGTACAGTCTTATCACACTCCTCTGCAGTCTTACCATCTTTAATTAACAAAAGACCTGCTGTACGTAAAAGGTCCTTAATCTTATCCTGCATGATTACTTTGTCTGTCTTGTGTGCATTCTGTATATTAAGACGAAGGTCCTGGTAACCTTCTTCAGTGAATCTTACATTTACATTCATATCATCTGTAAGATGCTGGTCATTATCATCTGCATCCCACAGAATACGTTTATTAGCCTCAAACGGACTCATGTTCTTAAAGAAATCAAGTGCTGTTCTCCAGGCCGATCTTACCTGGCCGCGTAAGTACTGCAACTGTGAAATAGTTCTATCCTTAATATCAAGACGATTGAACTTATCTTCCCAGAAGACATATCCTCTTCCTTCAGCTGCATCCCACGCAATACCAATCAATGTATCATTATCACCAACACCATAGTCAATTCCAAAGAGAACCATATCAACATGCATAGTAGGCATGTACTCTCTTGGATCGTAACAATGATACTCTGGGTAAAGTACAAGATCGTCATCATAAGCCCATTCACCGTTATATTCTCGTCGTGCAAATGGGGTATCCCAAGTAAGACCTTTTTCCTTAAGAATATTATCTACATACTCCTGGCGAGCTTCAACATCAACAGGATGCGGGTTATCACGCCAAGTCCATGTGAACTTCTCAACATCCCAATTGCGCCATGCATATTCACCAAATGTATGTTTAATTGACGGAGGTGTTCCTGCGCAAATAAATTTGTAATCATCGGCATAGTCCATCTGCATAGGCTGAAGTACCTGATCATAAAGATACTGAAGTAATTCACCTTTCAAATGGAAGAACTCATCTATTACAATTACTTTTGCAGAATTACCACGGATCTGGTCAGGGTCTTTAGTATTAGACAAACCTCGCACCAGGATACGGGAACCATTGTCAATTCTCTTCCAATTAAATCTCTTTCCTTTACTGTCTTTAAGATGACATGCTTCAATAATATCATTTGCTGCTTTATCAATAAGCCCTTCTGACAATTCCATTGTCTCACCAATATAGATACATGTGGTGTTAGGTCTACGCAATGCTTCAATTAAAAGGATTGCTACAAGTAAGTGTGTCTTACCTGCACGACGTGAACAACAAATAAGCTTTGTACCGTTACCTGAATTAAGTACTTCAAGCTGCTTTTCAAACAGTGTATGCACAATCATGTAGATATTATATGCATTATCATAATCAAGTGCATTCTGTTTAGACTCTGTAGGACGGCCATCAACACGATCAATAAGATAAATTGCAAGACGGCTATTGCCTCTTAAAGCCTGATGATACATATTACGGAGAAGTAAATCTTTCTTCTGCTCTCCATCTTTATATGCTGTAAAAGAAAGTTCCTGTACATAATCAAGCTGCTTCTGTGCCTGTGCTACACGTACCTCAATCATCTTAGCCTGATTCTTTGATACAGAGTATTCTTCCAGTTCACCAGTTTCAGGGTTCTCCATTTCAAGATAACCCTTAGCTGCTGCATTAGAAAGAAGATTCATCCAACTAGCCAGTTCATTCTCTGCTACACGAACTGCATACTCTGGATCCCTTTGTACATACTCAAGAACGGTGAGACCTAGCTCTGCTGCTAATTCATAAACAGTCTTGTCTTCAGGAAGAGGTAATGTATTACTTTTCTTAACATACACATCCTCAGCTTCCTGGTCAAACATCTTCTTAACAGATGCTGACAGTGACTGAGAGTCTGATACTTCTTCCTTTTCCTGTTGTTCTAATGCTTCAAGCTGGTCTTCCATGCTATCCTCTACAATACCTTAATATACACCAATCGTGATAATTGAGCTTTTACTTCCTGTACCTTATCAACAGGTACAACAATTCTCACAATCTGTGTTTCCTTCTTAACAGTCTTAGGCACAGCTGTTTTATTACTGTACCTTACAAACTTATTAATTGAAGGTGCTGAATAGTTCGGAATACTCTTCACAAACTCCAGTGCACCTTTCTTCGTTATCTTGCCATAAGAAGAAGTAATCTGAAGTAAAGCCTTCCTCGCTTCTTCTTCTGTTGGCTTATCAATGAAGATAACCGGAAACTTCTGGTTCAAGATATCCGGCTCAACTGCTGCAAGTTTCTGTAATGCTGCAATACGTCCATGTCCGTCGAGTACTTTATACCCGTCATTTGACGGCCATATTGCAAACGGCATCAATAGACCTTCTGCCTTCAATGACTGCCCAAGCTCATCAATTTCCTTATCTGTCCTCTTTTTAAGGTTACCCTGAAATGCTATCATCTCTGACAGCTTCAACGTATCCTTAAGCCCTTTACATTGTACGTCTATCATGGTTCCTCCAATACTATTTCATTATATAATAGGAAAGAGCTTTTGTAAATATACTAAATTAAAGGGACAAAATTAATTTTTCATATAATAGAAAGAACTTAAACTTTTCAAAAGACTGCTGGTTAATGAACAGGTACAACAGACTTATGTCACATGACTCAATGGTAGAGCTACGCCTACCACCTATAAGAAAGCAGATGTGGTCCACCAACAGGAACAGCCTATAGACACTTTTGGCTTGTTTCTGTGAATGTTATATATTTTTTAGTGTACGTTTTTTCTTACTCAGGTTTTAAAAAATAATTTCTGTTATCAAACTTATAAAATGAATAGTTTAAATTTTTATAACATTCATAATACCCCTTAAGTTTTTCTCCTTACAAGAGTCATGTGACAAGTAAAATGTATCGTGCCAGAACAGGTGTACTTGTTCCTCTGGTCTTGTAGCTGGTAACACGTGCCAGAGTGTTCTTGATCTTCATCCACAACTCGGGAGACGTGAACCTCGGCTCGTTTGTGTTCTGTATCACTGCTTCATATGCAGCGTGCTTGACTCTCCTACCTGAGGTATTTTCCAGGGCCACCGGTAAAAATTGTTTCTGGCTATGGACGGGTATTGGCTAGAGTCAAGTCACGTGTATAATAGAGCCTGTGTTTTGAAGTAATTCGAAACGAGCCGCTGGTCCTCAGGCCCTTGGTATATCCACCTAGGATCGCGGATAAGGTGCAGGGTGTCGTGCCAGGAGTCCCGCTAGAACCTACCCTGGGTTCTTGAACCATTCCTCATGGCCCTGTACGAATAAAATACCCGGCCCACTATTCATGGGCAACTACACAAGGAGGTAGAGCTATGAGTTCTACAACAACACTCAAGGTAAACGGCAAAGAGTATGCCGTACAGTTCAACAACAACAACCAGGTATCTGGAGTTGTTAAAGATGGTATCATGGTAGACGCAAGTCAGGACCCTCTGGTAAAGATCCTTCAGGACATGCCTCGTTTCAATGATGGTCAGAGTCACTCTAAGCCTCAGCCTAAGGTCAAGATCGGAGAACAGATCATCAAGCTTGGCAACCGCTACATGACCCTCGCAGAACGTGAGGAGGTCAAGAACTACACCAAGGATCATACAACAGGTGAAGGCAGAAGATCAGGTGGTGGTTCAGGCCATGACAAAGAGACATTCGACAAGCTCAATGCACTCATCCAGAAGTATGATGGCAACAAAGCTTTGACAAAGGCACAACAGGAAGAACTGCTTGGTGAGCTCAAAGAGATGCGCAAGTTCTACATGGGATGTCTCAGCAAAGATGATCTCTTGGCTATGCTCATGGGCTAAGTCGGAAGAGGAGAGAGTTTATCGACGTAGTTACAAGCTACGAAGGAGGTCATTATGCAGGATAAAGGCGAACTTGACTGGGCTTGCCTCAGACTCGAAGAAGCATTACAAAATGAACTCGGAGTAGAGCGGTATCTACTAAAAAAGAAACTCGAGAGATTGGCAAAGCTCGAGGAGGAGGAAAAGATTGCCTAGGATATTTCGATGTGGTCTCAAGTACGCAAGTATAGAGACTGGAAGATCTCTCAGCTATGTATGCATCGAGGGAGAAGGACACATCACCACTGCTAAGAATACAAGAACAGTTCAAGACTGCTTATGTACTCTTAATAAAGCTGCTGGTGGTAAGTGGAGGTGGATAGCATGAGTAAAGGCCGTGCTCATATAACTCTTGATGAGTTAGTGCGTGCGGCCCGACCTCAGGTCACCGCATGGAAGAAAGACGATCCCCGTAGATACGAGGGCCTGGAAGAATGCCGCAAGAACGTTACCAAATGTAACTGTGCGTACAAGCTCAAGTACTGTGTAAGGAGATAAGCATGCCAAAAGAAACTAAAGAACAGCTTTGTGACAAGATCATGAACAAGGTCTGTGTATTACAGGATTATCTTATGGAAAAACTTTGCGATGATGAGTATGAGGCAGTCAAACATATGTTAGATGGTATTTGGAATGCTGCTCATGCTATAAAAGAAGACTAATACATTTAGGAGGTGGGAAATGTATGAGAAGTTAATAACAATGCATGATGAATGCATTCAGAAAGCTGTTAAGACTAAAGATAATTTAGTAAAACAGTTCTTGGTTAGAGCCGCAGAAGGCTTTAAGATTAAAGCAATGGCATTAAAGCTTAAGGAGGTTTAATATGCCAGAGATTATGTACAGTGATATTGAAGTCACAGCAAAAGTTGTAATGGATCCACACACAATGGATAGAGCCCTTCATTCTATCGAAGAACTGCTTGATAGAACACACAGCAGAGAAGAACACGGTGCTCTTACTCGTTTGTGTGATGAGATGCATCAGGTTCTGTCTCGTCTTGCAGAGATGCATGTAATCTGAGGAGGTAGGCTATGGATCTTGTAATTAAGATTAGATGGAACTGTGGTACAGAGAGATACGTGACAGGCTTTGCAGGTCATGACTCTGTATCTTGGAATTCTGAAGAGCATGCATATGCTTTCTCAGATTATGATTTTGCTGCTAGCATCGTACGAGGATTGAACTTCAATCACTTGTCATGTGAGCTTGGTGGCTTTGCCTGTGTAGTTGCTGTAGATAAAGCAGAGGACTGTGTCAATCCTAGTCTTGAAGATGAAGAAGACAACGAAAGATACAGACTCGTGAAGCTGCAGGAACAGGTACGTAAGACAGCATAGGAGATTAAGATGTCAAAAGAAAATAAAGAAACAGCAGTAGTTGTATCAGGTGCTAAGATTAAAGAAGTACTTACAAATCCAGAAGCAGCTTTTAATATGTTAAAAGAGTTCTGTGAAGATGTGAATGCTCTTACAGTAAGAATGCATAATCTATATGAGCAGCATCCTGTTGAATTCGGTTTACTTGGTGTCCAGGTAGAAGTAATCGTAAGAAGCCAGGGCATAGATAAAGAGTTATTGCACCATGAGTTTGGATGTAAAGGTGACATCCATGAAATACTTAAACATCCTGTATCAAAGGAGGAGGAACAGAAAAATGAGCAAGCAAATGGCTAAAGGTTATCAGATTCTAAGAGAAAGAATAAACAAATGCAAGGAGGAACAGAATGGATAGTTTAACATTCACTATTAATCTTAAGGATCTTGATGCTTGTGACGGTGACTTCGATCAGTTGGTCAGTGACATCCAGGCATTTATAAACATATTACATCATGCGAGTCCTGATTATATAGAAGCAGGAAACATACTTCAGGAGCAGCTTGATGAACAGGTCAAGAAGCATAAAGAAGAAACAGATCCTCGTGAAATGTTTCGTAAGAAGCTTGATTCTGTAAGTCCTTTCGATGTCAATAATGATATAGCATCAGCAGGATTCTGGGAACACTACAATGATTTACGTGATACTATTGGCGGTACTCCAATGGTTGTTGCTTATGCTGCATATAAACTTGCAAAGTACATTGAAGAACAGAGCTTGTCTGCATATAAGAAGGAACATGATGCTGGTACTAGATGGGTCTGGGACTTTGTAAAATACTACGAAGAGAACTATAAGTTCTAAGGAGTAATAAATGAAAAAGACAATTAGTTTTGAAGTAAACATTCCTGATGATCTGCTAAGAGCATCAGATGAATTAATCCAGGATTGCTTTGACACAGCTATCACTGGTACAGTTAATGCAGTATTCTATGAGATGCAGGAACGTGTTGGTATTGAATCAGGTGATGAACCATTTGATTCAAATATAAATAGTATGGAAACAAATCTTGCAGAAGAATGTGAACGTGTATTCCACTGGCAATGTAATAACTGTGTTCCTGATACAGACAAGTGTATCATCAACTGGTGTGATAAAGAGTACGAAGAGAATCCACCAGACTGGTCAGACATCGTAAATGAAATCAAAGCCAAGTGTAAGATTGAAGACGCAGAATATGTAGCAGCAAAGATTGTCCGGGATTTTGGTTACAACCGCAAAGATGTATTAACTCCTAATCCTAAGACGGAGTACAGGATGTTTAAAGACCTGTATGAAGAGCTTGATGATTTGTGTCAGGGCGAAGACTGCAAGAATGGTTGTCAGTTATATCAGGAACCTGATGGAACATACTACTTCCAGATCACTGGTCAGTGCTTCTCTGATAAACGTACTGATAAGATTGTTGGTTGTGATACCGTAAAAGTATACTTTAAAGAATATAAATGGGAGGATAATTAATGGATGCATTAAAGGATAGCACACTTCGTGCATTGGAAGTTGTGATTAATGATGCAGAAGACTTAAGCGATGTTCGTATTACACAGGATCTCGGTAAAGAAATCCTGGTAATCGAAGCAAAGACATGTGGGTTCAAGACTACAATGAGATGTGCTATGAATTCGGTGGGTGCTACAATCCGTCAGGTCTGTATGCACATAAACAAAAGAACTTTATTCAATTACGAGGAGGACTACACAATTGGCGGTTAGTTACTTACCAAAGACAATTACAAAAGACGTACTGTTTAAAAGAGCACGGGAAAGGTTCCAGGAGTTGTGTCAGATATATGCTGATCCTACTAAGACGGCTCAGTGGATGTATGAAGATATGTCCTGCTCATGTTATTGTGGATGTCCTGCTGATGATTTCCCTGATGATGTCAAAGCTGAACAGGATTCTATTATCAGATACCAGTATAAAGATGGTGGTTGTTTCTTTATTATTGATGGTATTGAAGTAGAAGTATTAGATCTTCGTAGCATGCGTGAGTCATCACGTATGAACAAAGAAACTTATGCAGATGTATGTGTACCAGTTATATCTTATACAGATCCTGATGGCATATATATGTACCATATTATTCCTAATGCCTGGTTGTATGGTTCTACATCAAGTGAGTTTGATGAAAGACAGGAAGTACATCCAGAGTTTATCAATGCCGCTCGGGAGTATATTAACGAGCATAGCATAACAAAAGAAATGCAGGAGGTACAAGTTTAATGACAACACCAGAAGACATTGAATCAATGATGGATGATGCTGACTCAGCATTCTTTATGGGTGGCTGCGCAAGTCAGGAAGATTATGATGATGCTATGGGAATGTTCGACGGTCCTGATCTTGATGACTGTTATGATGATTACTAAGGAGGTAGTCATGGTTACATTAGTTTTCGTTGCAGGATTCTGGTTACTGTTTTATAAAGACAGACTCTTTATCAAAACCAAGTCACTGGAATACGCAAGCAAAATGTATGAGGCCTGGTCATGAGCTCAAAGAGTATTACAATACGTCAGGTTTGTAAGCATATCAACAACCTGATGCCAAGGCACTATTGCTGGTGGTGTAAAGAACTCTTTGAAGAAGGAGAGGTAAGACACTACAAGTCTGGTTGGTTGTGTGATAGGTGTAAAGCTTATCTTGAATCACAGTCCGGTAATAAGGAGATGCCAGATGCAGGCTGAAGAGATTAAAGCATACAATGATGTTAACTGGAAAAAGTTAATAGCTGAATGGGATGAAGAAACTGTATCTGATATGATGTGCTGCGCAGAGATTAGTCCTACTGAAGAGTCCAGCTTCACACAGAATTATGGCATAGGTATTAAGGTTAGACCTTATACCTGTACAGTATTCTTCAATGACACGAGCATGTTAACTTTTGATTTCGCAAACAGAAACCGTTTACGAAATAAAATAAAACTAATTCAGAAAGACTTTGACAATATAGTCGGGAGTATTATATGTCTGAAAAGAAACATTGGTTAGGTGAAATACCTAAGGCTTGCCAGATATGTGGGCTACCTATCAAAGAAAAGTTTATTGATGGTGCAACTCGCTATGGTCCTTGGGCAATCCTGTGTCCTTCATGTCATAGAGATATAGGCAGAGGACTTGGTACTGGACGTGGACAGGAATACACTTACAATCCTGAAACTAAACACTGGGAGAAAACAAATGGCTAAGAAGTACAAGGTAATTGTTGAAGAAACTCTTGAACGTACTGTTGAAGTAGAAGCTGAGTCACCTGATGAAGCTGAAGCAATAGTACAGAAGATGTATGACAACTCTGAGATCGTATTATCTGCTGATGATTTCTATGGCGTAGAGATCTATGAAAGCGAGGAGGTAAAAAATGCCAGCGAAGAAGAAGGGTGATGATAAACCCTGGACAAAGAAAGAACTCTCACTCCGTGTAGGATATGTAGAGTTAGCAAAAGCTGTTGTAGAACAGTGGAAGAAAGATGGTGAACCCGAAGCAGAGTTAATACCATTCTGGATTGGATTGATTAAAGAGGAGCAGGCAAAATGATTGAGAAAGCTTGGACACCTGAGGCATGCCCATTGCAGGTTGGATCTGTTGTACATAATAATTATAACAATACAGATTATGCTATTCTAGCTCGGCGTTTACATGGTGACTTACCTACTGAAGCTATATTCGGTATAGTATATGATAACGACGGTCATATACATTGGTTATCTGGTGAGGTACTTGCTAACGGTGCATGGGGATACTATCCTAATTGGCCGGATACTTCTGTGACTGCACCTTGTTACTATGAAGCAGAGGAACCTGGTATGTCTGATACTGAATTTATTCAGGCTGTGTTTGATACAGCAAAGAAACTTCCAGGTGCAAGCAAGCTGTTCACAATATCTGACCGTGGTTTGTCTACCTGGGATGATGATGTTTATGCTGTTATCCAGGGTAATGCTCTCTCAATACTTGAAGAGCTTAAGAAATGTGTGGAGGAAAAAGCATGAACAGTAATGAATTAAATAAAGCTGTAATGAAAATTATACAGCAGGAAATCGAACCTATGGTTACTGAGTACATGCAGCAGCACCCGGAATACTTTCATCCATGTGTATCAGGAAATGGTTTTATCTGCAGTCATAACATTACGTTATCTTTCCAGCCAGATACATTAAGTGATGTAGCAAATATTAAACCTACAATATTTATTGAGCTTGGTAATATGAATCTTGGACACAAGCTTGCTTGCTATGATCATCATCCTAAAGATCTTGTGTCAACATTTATAATTGATGGTAACTATGTAGTTGAAAAGGAGATACCAAATGTATAGTACAGAGCATGCATTCAGTGTAGCTTTCTGTTCCAAGCTTAAGAAGGCTGGCATGCTTGTTACTCGTATTGAATCTCACGGTACAGGTAACGGTATACCAGATATGTTTGTTGTTGGTACAGGATGGGATTGCTGGGTTGAACTTAAGAACATGCCAGACAAATCTATCTACAGCAAAGTACTTACAGTTCCATGGAGACCAGGTCAGGTAGCATGGATGTTCCAGTACTTCAATACAATACGTATACGTAGTTGTCTTACGATTGTAGCATGCTGTGATGGTGTAATCATTATACCTATGATACATACATTTAAAGAACGTAAGGTATATAACCCTACTGGTATTACCTGGAAAGACTGGAGTAAGATAAATGTTAGGCGTGTGATACAGGCAATGTCAGCATATATCCGTGGAACAAATTATCTTGATGCAGTAAACAAACTCTGTGGTATGTTCTATACAGGTATGGATTATGATCCTGAATGTTTATGGAATCCGGATTTACTTGACAAGCAGTGTGATTATAAAATATTCAATAGTCAGAAGCTTGATGTTATCATGACCATGGAATTTACAGCAATGAATAATAAGGAGGCTTGATGAGTGGATAAAGAATTCATGCTGCAAAGAATAGCAGAGAGACTGAAAGTCCTGGAGCAGTGGTACAGGAATGCTGTGAACCAAAAGGATCGTGATGGTAATCCCTGTACACCTGGAGCAGCAAAAGAAATACGAACACACACTCTTCGGGATAAAAGGATATTGATTCTTCTTCAGTGTATTCTTTATCAGTGCAGCAATAAAATCTGGATTGATGATGAAGAAGCTGAAGCAGGTTTCGATAGGTTAATAGAACCAGTACACCGCAGAAAGTAACGGTGTAACTGTCAAGCGGAATTATGAATGTTATAAAAATAATCTTTTAATTTTAATAAGTTTAAGTTTTAGAAAAAACTTTCTATAATTAAATTGAAAAATGATTATTGAAAATAAAAATATAACATTCATAATTAAGGAGTAAAGACCCATGCAGTTTCCTGTTGCTTTAGAAAACAGTCGCGCGGAACAATACCTTGGATCAGTTGTACAGTTAAATGACAATGCATTCTCGATCTTGTTGCGTGTTTATAATGATGGATTCTACACATCACTTGGATTTGCTAAGGAAGTATATGTTCCTGTGCAGCCGTTGAAAGTGGATGTAGTAAATAAAGCTGAAGGTAAACTTGGTATCTATATTATTTATAATGCAGCAGCAGCACCGGTGTTACCGGTAAATCTGTATGATATTACAGTACACAAGGTTAGCATTAATAGTATAGATAACAAGATGTATATGACGGAAGAAACTTTCGATCTCAGTGATGTAGATTGGGAAGCTGTCAATCAGTTGCGTAAACAGGACAGACCAAACGATGAACCTGTTTACTTATTATCAGACGGAACCAGAACAAAGTTCATAGGTATCCGGTTTTAATTTCAATTGAAAATATAAAATTGAATTAAAACTTATTATAATAAACACAGTTTATTTTGATGGTTCAAAGTAAGATGTAACCAGAACAGATACTCGTTGAGTACAGGTTACGGTATGCGACGAACCATGGAGGAACAAACACTATGTCTAACGAAGTAAAGGCAAACACAAAACCAACAGCTGCAGATGCAGCAAAGCTCGAAGAGCAGAAGAAAGCTAAGTCAGAAGCTTCAAAGCGCTGGAAGGAAAAGAAACAGCAGCAGGCAGCTGAACGCGTTGAGTCAGCTAAAGCAATGATCGGACGTCTTGAAAAGTCTGGTATCTTTGCAAAGCTTGATCCAGTTGATCAGGCATTCCTTAAAGGACTTGCAGAACCAAAGTCAGCAGCAGCTTCAGGAAACACTGGACTCTTCGCTGTTATCTTCCCTAATGCAAAGGTTGGTGATTCAATTACTCTCGATGAAGTGTTCGCTAAGACACTTAAAGGTAAGAGCAACCTCGACCACTACGTTAAGAAGTGGGCAGAGAAAGGAATCATTGTTGAGTACAAGGAAAACAAAGCAGACATTCGTAAGTCTACTTACAGCATCGTAAAGATGTAATCCCGCGACCGTATTTGATCCAGAGGACGTGTACTTTAATTAGTGCACGTCCTTTTTTATTGGAGGAATTATGAGTAAGCTTACAGTTGAAACAGAGTTTGATAAAGCAGTTACTGCAGTAGCAACTTCTCTGGCAGACTGCGAGTTAAAAAAGAAGTATGGTACGTGTAAAGAATCTGATTGTGCAGCGTGTGACATGAAAAAATATCAGGAGAACTGTATGAATGGCTTTGCTGATATGGATAAGATCAGGGTATACAATATTGTATCCCGTGATCTTGCAAGACGTGATCCACCTGAACAAGAAAGATTAACAGGTAAAGCAGCGAGGTTAGCTATAATGAAATACGATATAAAAGAAACTGTCATACCTATTATTGGTATATTAATAATTGTTATAGCTTTATTGTTAATTGGTTTTACACCGGTACTTGCAGCATTGCATGGTCAGTCATTAAATGATTATGACTATACAAGATATGCGTTACCAGGTGAAGCTGGCTATGCAGGTTTATATCGTAAGCATATATTAGATACACTTGATAAGACATATAAGTATGCAACAGATATAAATAAAGATGGGTTCATTAACTGTGTAGATTATTCTGTTATCTTTAAGAGGTTATGGGATAAGCAGTATGATAGCAGGAACTGCGAGATTGTACGTAATAAGAGTAGCACAATGAACCATCTGTTCATACGTGTGAGACAGAATAGTAATACACAGTGGGAATGTATAGAACCACAGGCAGCTCGTAAAGATATAACAAAATATTTTATGGAAGATTTCTGGTCAGCGGCAGAATATAACCCGCTGTATAATTTCTATGGAGAAACGGACAGATGGTTAGAGGAGGATAAACATGGGAACTAAGACACAGAATACCAGATACCACGAGCCTTATACTAATCTAGCCTATGCTATTGTGGCATCAGGTATAAAGTGTCATGACGTTCGGTTTCTGGAATCAGATTGGTGCGAGCTCCTTAGGGAGATGTGCCGACTTGATGATCAGATGTATGGGGATAGAAACATTGGGGTCAGAGGTAAAGCTAAAGCCTCCTGTCCCCATATAGAGGTGGAGGCAGACTAATGACACATGTGATTGATACGAGGTATCGTCCTTGTCCTAAGTGTACTTACCCTTTACGTAAGTGGTTAGACTTAGATGGCTTGCATGTTATTACTGCATGTACTAACAAAGCATGTGACTACAGTAGAACACGAAAGGTTAAGCAGAAGAAATGAATACTAAAGTTTATACACGTATTGCAAAGCATCCTTGGAGATGCAGTAAGTGTGGTACTTTAATTAATAAAGGACAGAGATATAAAGACGTAGAGACTAAGACATATTTCTTTACAGCTATGGGAACTAAGGGTGTTAATATCAGTCATGAGCGTTCTTGTATCTGCTGCTCCCGTACTAAACTGGTTTACCCAGAGATCATGGCAACATCAGATGGTATTAAAGAACGTGTACTTGGTGTTGTGATGAAGGAACCAGGTAATCCACAGTTCCTTACACAGGACTGGTGTGATAGTAAGTATCACTTTAGATCTGTGATGCTTGACTATAATGGCAATGCACATTATGCAGTGGAGGAAGTATGGTAAAACCAATAACAACTAAAAAGGAGTTAAAAGATTTTCAGGATTATCTTGCAGCACCTAAGCATCTCAGCCTGTCAGACTTTTATAAGACAGGTTATTCTACAACAAAGCAGGAAATCTGGAATGGTATTATGAAAGAATGTGCAAATAACAAAGGTACACATCTTACAGTAATACGTGCCAGTACTAAATGGTTTGTAACAGGTTACATGATCTGTGCATCAGATACAGAGTGGTACTTTGTATGTCACAGACCTTCATTCCGCTGTGAGTATAAACTTACTGCAGAACAGATTGAAGAAGCAAGAGAGGTAATTAATGGAAGAAATTAAAACTGTAATCAAAGAAAGAATGCTTGAGAGACTTAAGAATATTTTCTCAGCAATTGCTATCTGTCTCAGTTATGATCATGACAGTTACTTTGTAGCAGGTAACAGCTGCAATGCTGTAGTACCACATGACTTTGACATTTATCCGTGGGGTAAATCATTTGATTTTAAAGGAATCAAATCACGTGTTGAATCTGTAGGTGGTTACGTGATAATTGAAACACGTAATGCTCTGACTGTAAACATTAATGGTAAGGTTATTCAGTTCTGTAACTACAGAAAGTCTAACTTAGTCGAGCTCATTGAATCGTTTGACTTTGCACATATCCAGATTGGTGTGACTGTAGATATTGAGTGGAGACCTGGTGGTGAGAATGGTCCTGATGACAGAGGTGGCTATGAGTCCTCACGTGTTACATGCGTTGAATATACAGAAGACTGGGTTCAGGCACACTTGCTTGAAACAACCTGGTATACAGGATCTGATTATCCATTGTCGTCACTGCTCAGAACAACAAAGTACTTTCAGCGTGGAGCTTATGCAAAGAAGCATGAGTACAAGAAAGACATTCTTAATATCTTGAATGATATTATCAGCCGCGGATATAAAGATTATCAGGACTACAAAGATCAGTTAGCAGCTATTGATCTTTTACTTCTTGAACCTGAAGAGAAGGAAGCAGCTTGGAATTTATTCCTGACATGTGGTAGTCACGGTCTTGTAAAGACATTCACAGCAAATGAGCTGGAGGAGGAGGATGACGATGACTGATAACTATGGCTTCGAAGTATGGGAACCAGAGGATGAAGAGGACGTACCTTTATGGGAGGAGTTTAAGAAGTATGCAGCAAAACCAGATGATGAGACTTCCGAATCAGGAAGTCCAGAGAATACAGAACAGGCAGCGGATGACAAGCCGGTCGTGTGTACCCCGAAAAAAACAAGAGTCAAACGTAACATCGCGAAACCTGTTACCGTTCGCTATGATAGTACACGTCCTCATCTCGAGCCTTATGCACATCAGATCGAAGCATTTGAAAAGTTCAAAGACGCAGAGGACATAGAGCTGTTCTTTGAAATGGGATGTGGTAAATCTTTTACTACTCTTTATATCGCACAGTATAAATTTCTTAAGGGTTTGATCAAAGGTATACTTGTCATTGCACCAAACGATGTACATAAACAATGGTATGATGAACTGGTCAATGGTGTTGATGTAAATCATGATGGTGTAATGTGGCAGGAGCTTACCATAGATTTCGAAGCACAGTGTATAGGAGGACGTGGTGGCCAGAAAGAAATGTATGAGTTCGATACTGATGACTTATTTAAGTTTGTGTCTGTTAATGTTGATACGTTTAGTCAGCCACACAAATGGGAAGAGGTTGTTGCTTGGGCTAATTCTAATAATTATATGATTGCTGTTGATGAAGCAACATCAATTAAGAATCCGAGCAGTAAACGTTCGCAGCGTATACTGTATGAGTTTAACAATGTACAGCGTAGAGGTAAAGCAGTCATTGCATCTGTAAAGAAATGTCCATATCGTGCGGTGCTTACAGGTACACCTGTAACCAATGGTCCTATGGATCTTTGGGCTATCACTGAGTTCGTGCATCCTAACTTCTTTGGTAGAAACTATTACTCATTCAAAGCACACTATGGTATGTTTACACGTCTGACTGTTGAGACAGCAGCTGGTGCGCGTGATATCGATGTACTACTTACTGAAAGTACCTGGCAAGGTATTAAGAACTGTAAGTGCTATGATGAAGCACGTAAGGTATTCGGTTGTACTGAAGATACTTATATGACTATTATGCATCAAGATAAGTTCTTGGGCCCATATAAACATGCTGATGAACTTAAGAGGTTGCTTGAACCAATTGCAATGTTCCGTAAGCTTACTGACTGTGTGGACATGCCACCAGTTAAATATGTTATGCGTAATGTAGGTATGTCAGATACACAGAAAGCAGTATATAATTCTATGAAGAAAGATCTCCTTGCACAGTATGGTGCTTACACAGCGACAGCAAGAAATAAACTTGTAGTCAACTTACGTTTGCAGCAGATCTCTTCTGGATTTATCATGGGACAGAAAGCAATAGACGAGACGGACTTTGAAGGATTACTTGATGAAGATGCTAACCTTAATTACTTTGACTTGTCACCAAGTGAAGTAGTATGGTTAGGAGATTCAAATCCTAAGCTCGATGCACTTATGCATGATGTAGCAGAAGTAGATAAACCATTACTTATTCTTACACGTTACTCCGCTGAAGCTGCAAGAATATATGAGCTGTGTGAGAAAGCCGGTTATCGTACAGGATTGTTTACTGGTTGGAAAGTAATTGGTGGTGTAGATGAATTCAAAGCAGGTAACCTTGATATCTTAGTAGCTAACAGTACCAAGGTACACAGAGGGTTTAACCTGCAGATTGCACATACAACACTTTACTATTCTAATACATTTAGTATGGAGATCAGGCAGCAGTCAGAGTTCAGAACATTCCGTATGGGACAGAAGCATCCGTGCTTGTATATAGATTATACAGCAGCAGAAGTTGATGAGACTATCAACAGATCCCTGGCGATGAAGAAGAATCTGCTTGACTATATCCGTGAAAAGAATATTGAAGAGGTGGTATAATGAGCCGGTTATTTAAAGATGATAGCGATTATTCAAATCCTATCAGTATTAAAGGTAAGAGTTCTTGGGAAGACAATTCTCCTACAGAATCAGAAGTAGAATGTTTTTCACAAGATGCAAAAGATAAAGTAACTAAACAGTTGAAGAGAGCACTTGCTGCATTAGACACAGCAGTACAGAAGTGGTACGATGCAAATGCACCTGAGAATGGCGAGCATTACGCTGCATGTCACATACGTAGTTATCCTGGCACTTCGGTGCATATATCTGATATAACATTATGTACTGCACCAGGTGACTACATAACTATTAAATCATTAAAGGATAGGAGGATTAATTAATGATTACAGTTAAATCGTGTAGGTATCCTGCAGTATGTAATGGCTGTGGTGGTAAAGCAAACTTCTTTATTAAATCTGCTGTGTTTACAATGTTCCTATGTGAAGATTGTATGAAGCAGCATATACGAGACTGTTCAAAGCTATTACAGCCTAAGCATGAATGTTCTCCACAGATGATAGCTGAAGCTGATTGTGAAGGAGACATTGCCAAGTGTGGTGATGCCTGTCATAAAAAGAAGAAGGAGACTTGGATAGATTATGAAGTTTGATCCCGCTTATGCAAACAGTTCAGGATACTTTAAAGACCCTGGTACTGGTGAAGATCTGTCAGTAGACATGGAAAGATCTGTACAGTGTGAACTTAGAGATGGTAAGTTCATCTGGCCGCAGGTTACTGTGTCTACAGGAGAATCAGTAAAGATTGTTTACAAATACTTTACTGATGAAGAGAAGCAGTTATATAAAGAGTATCGTGGCAGAGGATCTGGTTCTTCTACACCGCGTATTCCTAGACAGTCTAAGAAGAAGGGTGAACCACACCTTGATCCAACTACTGGTGAGGTAGTATATGATGAACCTGAAGAATCAACACCAGCTTCAGTAATATCACATAAAAAAGAAGTGCAGTCAGATCAAGCTAATACAGAAGTAGAGTTCATTGAAGGTGGTACTGAGTCATCGCCAGCTACACAGGAACTCATCGCTTCTTGTGACCGTATACTTGGCTGCACCTTCATTGCAGGTATGACTTATGCATTACTTGTTAAAGATAATAATCCACGTAAGATATATCATGTGCCACGTGCATTAATTAAAGAAGAAGACATGAGGAGATTAAGCTAATGACTAATAAAGAAAAGCAGCAGTTTAGACGCTCAACTGTCTGGTCACGTTTTAGACAGAAACTAAGACTCATGTTTGATAAGAAAGATTATCTTACTGATGAGCCGTTACTCCGTGACTGGAACCTGCATCATCTGGATATGAATGATAAACATTATACTGATCTCTCTAACACAGGAAAATTTATTCCTGTGAACAGGGAAACACATAAGTTTATTCACTGGCTGTTCAGATATTACAGACATGATAAAGACGTAATGCGCAGACTTAAGTTTATTATGGACATGATGTTGCTATATAATCCGCCGCGTAAACGTCATGTAGTAAGGGAGGATGACTGATGTTAGCTGATAATCTTTATATTCATAATAAGACTGGTAATGTATACGCTGTTATACAGACTGACATGATAGAGTGTACTAACGGTCGTGAAGAGAAAAAGTATGTGGCTTACTGTAATATGTCAGGACAGATCTTCTGCCGGGAGCAGGAAGAGTTTTACCAGAAGTTTACAAAATATGAATGTCATAATTAACTTTCAATTGAAATAATTTAATTGATAATTTTTATGATATTATTATAAATTATGACTGATGAACAGAAAAAACAGTTACGTGAAGGTGTTGATAAGATAGCAGATAGTATGTACGATGCTATGCTGCAGTCTTATGAGATGGTTGAGAAAGACATGCCAGCTGCCCTTACTGAAGAGCAGAAGCAACAGATCTTTACTTCAATATTCCAAACCTGTTTTGATACACAGACACAGCTGCTTCAGAAGACAGTAGCTGAAACAAAGCAGAAAGTACAGGACCAAGATCTTGTATTAAAAATGTCTAAGGAGATACATAATGCCAGAAACAAACAGCACTGACGATCTCTCTTATCTTGAAGTAGACAAGCAGGATAAGAAAGTTCTTAAGAACCTGTCTAAGTTAGGCGAGCATCTTATAGAATTACGTAAGAACATGCTGGCTAAAGAAGCAGAGTATGAACAGTCAAAGAAAGAGTATGAACACTTTGCCAATGTAATTTTACCACAGGAGATGTTCAGCGTAGGTCTTACTAGCATGACTCTTGCTAACGGTGGTCAGATAAATGTACTACATAAATATTATGTGCAGCCTAATAAAAACGATGATGATCGTAGAGTCATGTCCGACTGGCTTCGTAAGAATCAGGGTGAGCATCTTATCAAATCAGTTGCTAATGTAGCGGGTGCTGATATTGATAAGCTTAAGAAGGGTGGGATACCATTTACAGAGAAGAATGACATAAATACTAATTCGCTTAAAGCATTCTTGATGGATGGGCTTGGTCTTAAAGGTGGTGTACAGAAGTTTACTGTAGATGATATTCCTGCATGTATTCATTTCCAGGAAGTATCATATGCAGAACTGTCTATACCAGAAGGAGGTAATTAATGAATAGAGATGAAGAGAATCTCAAAGAAGCAACGGTATCTGTTAGCACAAATATTGATGTAGCATTTCACTTTAAGTCAGGCGGACACGGAACATATTCTATGGGATTTACATTCAGTGAAGTTCCAGTGTCTGCTTCAGACAGAGCAATAGAGTCATCTGTTATAGATGAGATTGAGAACATCTATAGCAAGAGGCAGACTATTCGTGCAGCTGACCCTGATAAAAAGACATGCATCTTTGATGCAGAAGACATCGGCTTTATTACAATCGAAAAAGTACAGATAACAAGAGGAGATAAGAATGAGTAGCAGAGCAGGTAAAATAGCAAAGCAGGTTAAACCAGAAGTTTACAACGGACCAGTGAAAACCGCTGTATATCGTATTGACATCGGTGTCTTCAGTAAAGAAGATCCTTCAGTTGTTGAGCAGCGTTCAGTAACTATTGAAGTGTCTGGTATCCCGAAGAACATTCCTCATGAGGATTACGACAAGCTCGCAACACATACAGCCCAGACTACATTTTGTAATGTAATCAATCAGCGGGCATTCCTGGAAACATACAAGCTTGGTGAGACAGCTAAGACTTGTGTACCAGAGTTCTTGAACCTGTTCGGATATGTAAATAAAATATCCATATTGCAGGTTGTTTGGCTGGAAGAAAAAGATACAGAAAACTAAACTATAAGGAAGTCGACATGACTGAGCAAGAGCTTCATGATAATGTTTATGGAATAACATATCAGTCAGCAGAACAACAGATGCAGATACTTGGTGGTGAGATACAAATGCGTGAGGGACAGGGATTCCAGGACGCAAAGCAAACTGCTGAATGGGCACACGACCACCAGTTAGATAAGCTGTTGTTTAGTAATATGTCGCATAAGTTTTTCTGCGTATCACATAAAGGAGAAGTAATTACCGTGCAGTCTTTCATAGATTACTATGGTAATCTTCTCTTTTATGAAGAACGTAATGGTAATAAACTTACGCGAAAAACATGGGTACCAAAAGGATATGAGTATTATAATAAAGCATACATTGCTGCTGAGCAGTCAAATGGCATTCATCGTCCTCTTTATTATAGGGATTATACAGTGCCGTCAGGCTATTACAATGTTGAAAGAGATGCGTTCAATGTTGCAAAACCATTCCCGGTTTTCGCAAAAGAAACTGGAAGAGATACTTCACACTTGTACACATATATTGAGCACATTGCTGGCGAGTGTTATATGTGGCTGCTTGCTTGGCTTCGTGCTAAGTTGCTTTATCCTACTGTAAAAACACAAGTAGTACCAATCATTGTGTCTCGTGCACAAGGATCTGGTAAGACAACATTTGCGGAGGTTATATGCAAGGGTCTGTTTGGAAAAGACAACGTCATCGTTTCAGATCAATACGATTCAACTGCAAGATTCAACGCGGATTATGCAGATGCTCTTATTGTATGTCAAGAAGAGAAAGAATTGGAAGACCGCCGAAATCCTGCTGGTGCCCTGAAATCAAGGGCCACTGCAACGACTATACGCAAGGAGTTAAAGGGTGTAGATCCTATTTACCAAGAGTCTTACACGGATTTTATAATGACGACAAACAAAGATGTACCAATCAAGTTCGATGGCCGTGAGGATCAACGAAGGTTTATGATTATGGAAGCAGATGAGCATTTCACAAGAAAGGAATCAGAGCTAGCAGATGAGGTATTCACAAAGCTGTATGGTTATGATGCAGAGTATCATCAAGTAGGTACACCATTCCAGGAAGATGCAGATTTGATTGCTCAGTTTAAGCATGAGCTCTTTACGAGAGCGGACATAGCCGCGGTAAAATTAAGACAGTTTCCTAAGACTGCAGCTTACAACCGTTGTTTTACTTTACCACGTACATCAGAGAATACGGAAATCGAAAGTATTATGCGTGCTATAGCACCATTTATTAAAGCAACATTACTACAGAATAAAGTAGTCGTAGAGCTTGATGATGAGAAGCTTAGTAACATAATTAACTTTCCTGGTGCTATGCAGTTTGTACCGCCATTCAAAGAGCATTCGAAGTTTGTTGCACTATGCAGACCACTTGTATTCTATGAAGCAACAACCAATAAACCATTCACACATTCAGTTGTTGAACGTACAATATATGACTGTGGACCGTGGTTAATAGCAGAGTATGGCTTAGCAATTGTTCCTGATATGGAACCATTGTTAGGTGGCTTTACTAATGTTCAAGGTAGATATAGAACTGCTCCAGCTGCAAAGTTTTGCCTTGTAGAAGATTCACGTAAGAATCCTATAGGTAAGATTGAAACTCAAACTGTATTACCGGAACATACACCAGAAAGAACGGGTGAAAGATTAAGGGTAGATAGAAACTTTAGAGTTAACGCTGAAGGATGCTTTGAGACTGTTAATGAAATGAAGCCTGGCACTATGGATCTTAAAGATAAGTCACAGCATGTACAGTACATGGATACGTTCTTGTTAGAATCAGATACACCATCAGCAATACAAAAGCGACAAGAAGAAATCAATGCACAAGAGTATGTTGATAAATATGGCGAGGGTGCAACAATAAAAGCACAAGACCTTTATAAGGAACGGTTAAAGACATCTTATACAGAAAGTATGAAGTTGTTCAATAAGGGTGTAGTTGCTAGAATTGTGTACTCAGGTGCTAAGTCATATCATTTATTGATACGTGTAGCAGATGCACCAGTAACTATTGATGAGTATAAATGGTTGCATGCTTATCTATGTACTACTGTAAGTGACGTATTAATCTTTGATGAATCTACAGCAGACCCTGCAAGACTTACCCGTTCACCTTTAACTATGCCACGTGTAACAGCTGCATATAATTTACTTGTTGAAGGTGAACAGAAACTTGTAGCTGAAGACTGGAGACATATTTATACAATAGACTGGAGGCCATTGTATGAGCAGTGGAAGAACAGACCACTTTCAGAACTTGAAAAGCGACATGGAAAACCGCTGTACCCGACACGACAAGAATATCAGAAAGCAGCAGGCGACATCATTACTGGACGCTTCTGGTCGGCTAAAGAGTACGACGGTGATAGACAAAGACTCTTCTTCCCGACGTATCGTTTACTCAGGGTACTTGGGTATAGTCATGATGATATTTGGAATGATATGATTCCATCAGGTCTTCTTGGCTATAAGAAACGTAATGAGGTTGGCTACTGGAAGTCTAGAGCTAATTCACAATTAATCAAACAGATGGATTCTGAAATTGATGAATATAATGAACAGTGGGAGAATAAAGAATGAGTGATCCTATAAAGTATGATGACCCTATATGGGAGTATACTCTTGCAACTAAACTGCATGATTACATTGGGCCTGCTAGAAGGTTCTGGGAAACTATTGAAGATATCTTTGTAAGTGGTACTGGTGTGTATCCTATTACAGGTGATGATGTTCCACCAGGTATGATGTATCGTGTAACTAATACACCTGTTAGATCGCCTATTAAGCATGTACAAATATTTCCTTTTGTTCCTGTGTCATATCTTAATATAACAGGTGTAGCTGGTGGTGTGAATCGTATGGTAAGTAGAGTGTGTGCAGATGGACAATTCACTATTGAAGAGTTCACCATTATTGAAAAATCAAATTTACCATCTACATATCATCAAGGACAGTTTATTGCATTTGTTCCTACTGAAGTATTAAATGGTGCAAGAACCTTAGGTAAATGGATATATTGTACAATACCAGAGATGATGAGTATTGCACAAGGTATTATACCTAAAACACTTGAAGCGAAAATGTTGAAACAACTGTAAACATTTTCAATTGAAATCAGTATATTTACTGTTAGTACAGTATAATATAACTATAAATTATTTTAAGGAGGTAGCTATATGCCAGCTACTAAATCAACCCCACGCGCTGGGGCATCGGAACTTATGACAGAAGACATGAGCTTTTTGGACGGTATGGAAGGACAGGGATTGGATTCAATCACTTCCAAAGAACAGGCCGTTGGTTACCTGAGCATGGTACAGCCAGAGTCAACAGCAGAGTCAGAAGAGAACCCTGCAGGTACTTGGCGTAACACTGCGACAGGTGAAAACTATGGTGAGATGGTACGTGTTGTACCAGTTGCATTCAGAACTATCTGGTCTGAAAGAAGCAGCGAACCACCATACGGAACAGTTGGTCGATACGCACCAGGTGAAATCGAAGTTAAAACAGTTCAGCCTAAGAATGGTAAGGGTTATCCAAAGATGATTAACCCTGCAACAGACAACGAAGTACAGGAATTGTACGTGTATGCAGTTATGTTGCCTGATCATCCTGAAGCAGGTATCCTTTACTTCAACCCGACTGTTGGATCAATGAGAGCATGTAAGTCTTGGAACACACAGCTCAAGACATCTTTGCTTCCTAACGGTGCACATGCACCAATCTTCGGATTCTGCTGGAACCTTCAGCTTGAGATCGTTCCTAACCCACAGAAACCGAATGGAAAGATTGCACGTTTTACACGTGCTGTAAAAGATACAATCGTTCCAAAGGATCTCTTTGTAGATAACATCAAACCGCAGCTTGAGTTCATTACAAAAGAAGTTCTTTCAATCACTTCAAGTATTGAACCTGATGAAGATGCTTAATAAGTAAACTTGACCACCAGTGATAAGTAGCTGGTGGTCTTGTTATCTATGGAGATAATTATGCCAATAAATAAACCGTTTACTGTTCCTGCAGTAGGCAGAAAAGATGATCAGGATAAATTAAGATATGACTTACTTGACGTTGATTTTGAAGAAGAGATGGCAAAGGTCATTACTGAAGGTGCCAAGAAATATGAACCTAACTCTTGGCAGAAGGTCGAAGACGCTAAGAACAGATACTATGCTGCACTACGTCGTCATGTGGCTGCAATTCGTAAAGGAGAATTCAGAAATCTGGAAGATGGTGACGTTAGCCACTTTGCGCAGATCGCAGTCAACGCAATGTTCTTGTACGTACTTGAAACCAAAATGGAGGGATAAGTAATGCCAGTGTCTAAACATCATAGAAATGGTGTGCGTAAGCATACTAACAGAACTTTTGGTTCTCACATGAATGGTAAGTGCATTGACCGCAAGAAAGAACATCTTTGGTTAAAAGAACTTAAAGCACAGTTAGGTGCAAGGAGAAAGAAGTAATGGCTGACTTAAATAACTGGGCATTCACGGGATGTCTGTCACGTGATGCTGTTGTTAAAGATGTTGGTGGCAAGAAGCTTGTTGAAATGTCTGTAGCGCAGAATAACGGCTACGGTGATTATAAATATACAAACTGGATCACAGTTAAATGGTGGGGAGATCGTGCAGCAAAAGCTGCAGCTGCCTTCACTAAAGGTACTTTGGTTGCAGGCTCAGGAGAACTTAAGCCTGATACTTATACAGGTAATGATGGTGTTATGCATACTAATTTATCTGTTACTGTATTTGGTTTACAGAAACTCCGTAACCCTAAAGACACATCAACAGAGTCCACTGGTGCGTCTGAAAGCATAGAAGATATGCCTGAAGACATTCCATATTAATCTATCAATAATCCCACCCAACATTGATAGATTGCCGGCAGGAACTGTCAGTCACCTGTTGTATCAAAAAGACTGACACCATGGGTAGTAGCCAAGTGGTAAGGCAACGGCTTTTGGTGCCGTCATTCCACAGGTTCGAATCCTGTCTACCCAAATACTCAGTTATGTTCATACTGAGCTCCTTAGGGAAGGAATCCTCCTGGTGTTATGGGCACAGAGGTTGGTCAGCTGCATGACCGGAATGCAGTAAGCGCAAGCGAGTCCAGGTACCTACTGCCATTGATGCCTGGGCGTTATTTATTTTAAGGAGGCCAGCTATGGGGGAAATAGCAACTCAGTTCAAAGAGGAGTATACCGAGCTCCTGTCACGCTACAAAGATAATTTGACTAATGCTCAAATCATGTCAATCTTACAATCAGTTACAAGAAAACTAATCGGTTTTAAGGACAACCCGGAACGCTTTCAGGGTGTAGGCTATGCTCCAGGCTTTCCTATTATCGACGAGTTGGACAAGAAGATGAGACGCTGTTTTAAGAATGAATGGCACGAAGGTTCAGCAGGCCGCGATGCAGTTGCGGGTATTGACCTTGAATCTAGCATGATGCACCTGCACTCAGGAGAATAAAGAAAATGACTAAAGAAGAACTGAAACAGGAAGCAGAAGAATATGCACTCAATCAATGGGAAGGCAACCTTCCTTGGAGTGTAATTCAGAAAGCTTACTATGACGGAGCGTTGCCAAGAGAAAAGCGTATTGCAGAACTTGAAGCACAGATAGAGAAAAACGACAAGTTTTTAGAAGCGGTGAATTACGATTCGGAAAAAGTTCCGATGCTTGAAGCACAGATAGAGAAAATGAAGTCGTGCAGAAACTGCAAGAACAATTGTTGCTGTAATTGGCAAGAACCTTGTCGTGATTGTGATGAACATAGTAATTGGAAATTAAGGGAGTTAGCAGAATGACAGAGCAAGTAGAAAACTTAAACATACAGGAAGATGTACTTTCTTTAAGAATTGAGAATGAAGCATTAAGGGAAGTGATTATTGATTTGGAAGCACAGATTGAGAAAATGAAGTGTTGCGGTAACTGCAAACATCAATGCTCTTTTTTATTTCAAGACGAAATAGATTGTGCAAATAACGGATTACCAAAATGGGAGATAAAAGAAAATGAATAAAGAACTTGCAGATTGGATTGTAAAAGCAATCGAAACAATTAAAAGCGGTGTGGCAGATAAACTTGAAAAAGACAACATCAAGGTTTATCGGGTAGTAAACATTATTAGAATTGATGTGAAGGAGTAACTATGACAGAAGAACTGAAACAGGAAGCAGAAGAAAACTCTAAGATAGTTTACGGATATATAAATGACGCTTATGTTGTTATGCTTCCAAGCGGTTACAAGGTAGTGAAGTTATGACAGTACAGGAACTTTATGATGAACTTGGCAAAGAGATAGAACAAGGGCACGGTGATTTGAGAGTAATTGCTAACTGTTCATTTACAATCAGAAAAGGAAACGGTGAGTATAGTGACTTTCCACTTCTTTACTTAAATGATGTTTATTACCAATCTGGTGATATAGAACTTGGATTTTCG